GGGTGGAAGTTTTCTAACGAGGCTTACTGTCCGAAATGTGCCAATGAAACTATTACCTGTTCAATTTGTCAGGAACTCTTGACAGATAACTAACCCCCTGTTTCTGTCCGAGAGCGCATACCCCTGCCTATATGGTGGGGGTATGTCGTTTTCTGACCAACCTGATTCGCCGTTGAGAGAAGCATCAATTGCTTTGAATGAGATGTTTATGACGATGACACAATCAGGGTTCACGGAGTTGCAGGCTTTACGCCTTGTCGCTTTTCTGATTGAAGACATGACAAACTCAGATCACGCAGACTAAAACCCTATAGAGGGCTTCTAAACAGTCCTTTACTTTAGAATGGCGAAAATGGCAGCTCAACCCGATTTCCAAGAAATAGGTTCTACCGGGCTTCAACGCACCTCAGGGTTCGTAATAGATGACTTCATAACGAACTTACGTGGCGTTCAAGGTATGCGCGTATGGCGCGAAATGTCGGACAACGATCCTGTTGTTGGGGCAATGCTGTATGCGATTGAGCGTTTAATCCTGGCTATCGAATGGAATGTTGAGCCGTTTACGGAGAAAAAAACTGATTCAATAAAGCGCAAGGATCAAGCTCAGGCTGATTTCATCAAGGAATGTATGGATGATATGAGCGAGTCTTGGCCTGCCATGTTGTCGCAGATCCTGTCGTTTTTGCCGTTCGGTTTTGCTTATTGTGAGATCGTCTATAAGAAGCGTCAGGGTCCTGATCAGAAGGACAGTCGCCGCAAGTCCAAATACACCGATGGCAAGGTTGGCTGGAGGAAGATTCCTCTTCGCGCGCAGGAGACTTTGTGGGATTGGGAGTTTGACGAGAACGGCTCAATTATGGCCATGCGACAGTCAGATCCTTCTGTTCCTAAGGGCGTAGTTTCTATCCCTATTGAGAAGGCTTTGTTGTTCCGTACTGTTTCGCCGCGCAACAACCCGGAGGGTCGCTCGATTCTTCGTAATGCGTATCGCCCTTGGTTCTTTAAGAAAACCATTGAGGAAATTGAGGCTGTAGGTATTGAGCGTGACTTGGCTGGTTTGCCTGTTGCTTATGTGCCACCTTCGTTGCTGTCTTCTAACGCCACCGCAGCTGAGGTTTCGGCGCGTAATGCGATGCAGGATCTGATCCGGGGTATCAAGCGCAACGAGAATGAGGGCATTTTGTTCCCTCTTGCCTATGACGAGCAAGGTCGTGAGCAGTACAAGCTGACTTTGTTGACTTCCGGGGGAACTCGCAACTTTAATACTGATGCGATCATTGCCCGCTATGACCAACGTATTTCTATGATCATTTTGGCTGACTTCATCCTTTTGGGCCATGAAAAGGTTGGCTCGTTTGCTTTGGGTGCTTCCAAAATTGACTTGTTCACGTCGGCTATCCAGCAGATCGCCAACTCGATCGCAGACACTTTTAACCAACATGCGATTCCTCGTTTGATGAAGATGAACGGTATGGATACGACTCGTATGCCGAAGATCAAGCCAGGTGAAATCACCCATGTTGACCTTGGTGTTCTCGGCGACTTCATCTCCAAGATGGCTGCCGCAGGTGCTATGCAACCTGATCTTGAGTTGGACAACTTCCTACGCGGTTTGGCTAACTTGCCGAAACGAAGCGAAGAAGAGGGTGTTCCTCAGCCAGGTATGGGTATGCCACCTGAGCAGGGTGCGCCTCCAATGCCGGGTCAAGCCCCAGCCGCAGCCCCAGCCGCAGCTCCTGAAACCAATGTGTTTGATCAGGTTGGGCAAGGCGGCCAAGCCGAAGCTACAGGAGCAACTACCGCTGACGCTGAGGAGTAGCCATGCCTTTCGTACAGAAGCATGTTGCTCGACAAAACCACGAGTTATGCGATGAGGATGTTCCCGGCTTTGAGCCAGTTTTTAAGGCTTTTGATGACACGATAGACCCGGCTATGCAAGCCGATATCGAAGCTTTGCAGCGTCTTTATCAGGATGCGATGGGCGGTATGGGCGCGACTGTTAATCGTGTTCGTGAAGGTTTGATTCGCCAGGGGCGCGGTGATGATCTTCGTTTGTTTCAGGAAACCTTTGCTGCACAAGCAATTGAGGATTTACGTCGGTCGCTTGGTGAGGTAAGTCTTGCTACCGAGGAGCAGGTGATGGCTGAGATTCGAGCCGCTATCACTCGACTTCCTGACGGGGTTGCGGGGGTTATGCGATTTGATAATAAGGATCCCCGCGCTATTCGTTGGGCCGAGCAACGTGCTGGGGCGATGATTAAGCAGATTCAGGCAGACACCCTTCAGGCTGTTCGTGGGGCTATTTCTAGGGTTTTGACGGGTGGTGGAGGTATCCAGCGAGCTGCAAGGGATATCTCTCGTGTGATCGGCCTACATGATCGCTGGCAGACAGCGGTGAACAATTACTACAACAAAGAGGTCACTCGATTGACTCGTACCGCCGGGTTGGAGAATGCGATGATCCAAGCCCAGGAGTTGGCTTTGAAGTATCGAGATCAGTTGATTCGCGCTCGTGCTGTCAATATCGCTCGAACAGAGATTTTGGCTGCACAGAACATTGGTCAGGTGTTGTCGTGGTATCAGGCCGCTGATCAAGGCTTTTTGGATCTTGCTACAGCGCAAAAGGAATGGGTTATTGGGCCTGATGGTTGGCGCGGGGTCAATGTTTGTCCTATTTGTTTGGATTTGGCTGGGTCGCGTGTGCCTGTTTTGAGTGTGTTTACGAATGGGGAGATTTGCCCCCCGGCTCATCCTTCTTGCCGTTGTACGTTGAATCTGATTGCTTTGGTGGGTGTTGGCGATCAAGCGGATGCGTTGACTTCTGAAGATGAGGTGGATTGATGCCTTGGCATTTGAAGTCTGAGGGCGGTCAGGTGTTGGTTGTCCGTAACCGGGATAAGAAGGTTGTTGGCCGTCATGCGAACCGTAAGAAGGCGGCAGCACAAATGAAGGTGTTGTATTCGTTGGAAAAGTCAGAGTTTTGGGCTTTGATTGAGAAGGCACAGTTTGCTTCCAGGTCTGAAGCCGGGCGTTACGCCGCTCAACAACGTTGGAAAAATCACAAGAAGGTTGAAAAGCCTAAATCCCAAAAAACGGTGTCATCAGCAAGAGAGATTGCTGACCGAATAAGAAGAGCGCAAAAATCTGTTGCTGACGCAGGATTCAAAATCGAGGGAATTGAGTTCGCCGCTGTGGGCAGTTCGGGGTATTACGGAAGGTATGCCGACAGAATGAAAGACAACGCTCAGGAAACATTTGTAAAAACTTGCGCGTTTTCGTATCCAAATTATGAGGCAACTCTTTCGGATGATCACCAACGGGGTCGTGATCCAAACGACACCGATTCATTGCCTTCTCTGCCTGACCGTTTTAGACTTGGTTCATTGATGATTCACAAAGCCCTTACTTTTAACAATGCGTTTCAAAGCGATGGTATTGTGACTGTTCTTAATGGTGATGTTGTGGCTGCTGCTGGAAGTTACCGATTGTTTCCTGAGCGTTCAACTCCTGTGTTGTTGTTTGATCATGCTGGTTCCTTCGGTGTTGTAAAGGGCGCAGGATCAGCGTTGTTTGCAAAGGTTGTTGTTGTAGCTCACCGTAAAAAGATGGACATAGTTTTGGGTGCTTTGAAAGATTCAGTTCCGTTTTGGGAAAAACAAGGTTTCAAAAATGATGGTTTTAATTCTGAGCGTGGAGTGTTCAATATGGTGTTGAGTCACGAAAAGGTTGCTGAGTTGGCAGGGGAGATTTACCGTGATTGATTCTCTTGATGCGATGGACTCCGTTCACGAAGGTTTGCTTGAGCATTTGCTTGCTGAAGATTTTGCCAAGGTTTCGTTTGGTGGTGATCGGAGCGAGGCTGGCCGTTATGCTGCTAATCAACGCTGGAAAGGTCACAAGAAGGAAGAAACCACAGGTTCTTCGGCAACCAAGGATGCGATTGTCAAAGCTTTGCCGATGGCGATGGGCTTGAAGTCAACCCCTTGGGCCGCCGGGGATAGTGAACATTTTAGATCGTTGATCGAAGAGGGTGTTTCCGAGGAAAGCGCAAAACTGGCTACAAGCGCAACTGTCACTTTGGGTGATTATGGCGATCCTGTCGTAGCGGCAGGTAATTGTGGTGTTGCATCGGTTGATGTTGGGTCATTTCTCATTATTGCTGGTGCCGCAAAAGAGGGCGAAGTTTTTATTCGCGAAGTTTATGAACCTTCTTACGGCGGTGAGGGTGGAACGCACTTCGTTACCCATATCGGCCCAAAGGATTCCGAGGATGCGATTATCGTGGATTTCACTTTGAGACAGTTTGAGCCGAATGCAGATTTCCCTTGGGTGGGTACGGTCAGGGAATACCGAGAACAAGGGTATGAAACCGAGGAGTTTGTCGGCCCGGAAATGGGTGACCAAATGGATCCTATTGATGCGTCAGGCAATGTGCTGTATCCCTGGCTTCAACCGGGCTTCAAGGAAGATATGACTTCGGTATGAGCAAAATAGATTTTCGAGGCAGGTACGGTTCGGCTGGTTCTAAAGAGGTGTATTTCGCACGTATCCGAAAAGCCTTGGATTTTGAGAAGGCTTCGTTCGGCGGTGACAGGTCAGCTGCAGGCAGGTATGCCGCGCAACAGCGTTGGAAGGGTCATGTCAAGGATGCGACCAAGCCTGTTGTTAGGGAACGCAGGATGGCTGAGAAGTTTCAGGAAGGCCCAATACTGAAAAGCGGTTTTGACGGTATGGGTTTCCCAAAGATTTTGACCCCGGCTGAAGCAAAGAAACGCTTTGGTGACACCGTAAAAAAGCAAGTCGCATATTTCGCTGGTCGAGGCTTAGAACTGTTAGTCAATGATAAAACAAGCGATAACTTGCCAAGATTTGATACAGACTCTCCCGCCTATTTTGCTACTTTGCAGGCTTTGGATGATGTTTTGGATCAGGTGGATGTTACGAAGTTAACCGTTGACCCTAAGAACGGTTCGCTTCCTTTCGTGGCTATCAGCGACTTTTACGAGAACAGCAGAGACACAACTGGAGGCTATTTTGATAGCACTCGTAATGATGTGCGTTTGTTTATGAATGTGGCAAGACTTGTTGAAGAGTCGTACACAAGTGGCCCACGATATGTTCCAGGAACAGTTCCACAGATGGCTGCAGATGTTATTCAAGGTAGCAGTTTTGCTAAGGATGATTCGATTGGCGCACGTATTGCTTACGGTTTTACTGTTCACGAAATGGGTCATTGGGTTGACTATTCATTGGGTGTGACTGATAAAGGTTTTGAAAATTACAGGTCGTATAGCATCGTGCAAAGAGCAAAACGCGATGGGCGACTTGCTTTGGAAGCCGAACAAAGGTTTAGTGATTTTAGTGAAGGGAGTTCTGTTCCGAGGGGAACCTCATATTCAAATACCAATTATGCCGAAAAGTTTGCTGAGAACTTTACAGCCTGGTTTACGATGACCAAAGTAACCAATCCGACAATAACTCAATTGAAGTCGGATCTTGCTAATCGAGGCGGTTATGTTGCTGTTGCGGCAGCTTTTGAGGTTTTGAAGCAGGGTCGAATTGTGGACAATGTGCTTAATTTGCGACCTAATCACCCAATCTTTTTGTTTGCTTTCCGGGGTGAACCGTTTGATGTGGATGCGTTTAGGCAACAGTTGTTGGTTGGCATGATTAAGGCTTCTTTTGCTGGCGA